GCCCTTTCGGGCAGCAGTGCCATCCATTGGCATCCATTATGGCCTCGACACGCCGGCTGTTTCCAGCGGGCAGTCGGTTTAAGATAAAGGTGATTTATGCCTTATAGACCTCTTTTGCAAAGTGGAGCTGGTTTGAGTGGTACTACCCGTACGCTATATCGCCAGATTGACAATGGCGGTGTGACGAATCAGGGCACCACAACGATCAGCACGTCGTATCAATACAAATCGACGCAGGGGTTCGACACCCCTCATTTCCACAAACGCAAAAGAAAGGGCGAGTTACTGCCGTTCACTCCATTTACTCAATACGAAGTGGACGGTACCATCACAGGGGCGCTTGATGTTACAGCTAACCCCTATCCTGATGGGCACAAGTACCACTACTGGACTTCGCCCGATTCCGGATTTCCGGATACGTCGGACCCAGCAGATGACTTGTTACAGGTAACTCAAGCTGAACTTCGAGCCTTGGCTGATGATCATGCCAAGACAGATTACTTAGTTCAGCACGCTGCCGCTAGTATATACTCTAACGGCTTTGATGCCCTTACCTTTGTTGCTGAGTTTCACCAGGTTGTAGCAATGTTCCGTGGCTTCGTGCCGCGGGTTCTCAAGCTCTTGGCGTCAGTAAAGCATTATGACGACTTGTTGCTAGAGTTGCGCTACGGCTGGCGTCCTCTCCTTTACGACATGCAAGACATCGCAAAAGTGATGAAGAGGATCAACAAAGGGAAAACTCGTTTTCTTGAACATGCCAGGGGGTTGTACAGTGATTCTACTAGTACGACCATAGATACCTGGCAGACCAAGGTCTTCGGCAGCATATCTCTTAGGACGGACACTGATATTCTAGTGGCTGGCCGTGGGAGTATCGTCGCAGACATTGAGCCTCCAAAACTTTCGTTCAACCCGTTTGTGACAGCTTGGGAAGTAGTAACCCTAAGCTTCGTTATAGATTGGATAGTGAACGTTGGTCAATGGATTAACTCGATGAGTTTTCTGGTCTTGCAGCGTAAGTATGTTGCGGCCGGAGGCGCGTTAGTTACATTGTCGAAGAACTACTCGACAATTTACACGCCTACTGGTAACTTTCAAGGGACTTGGTCCGTTGAAGGCAACGTAACAGCTACGCTTGTACTGAGGCAACCTACATCCGTGTCAAATCTACCGCAGGTCAAACTCAAACTGAATGAGCTCAAGGTACTTGACTTACTAGCGTTACTAACGCAAAGGGTCAAGTGAGCTCTGTAGGTTTGTTCTCTACAGGAGAGTCAACATGGGTAGTATGTCTACCACCCTTAAAGAGTTTACCGATAATGGAAACTCACGCACGTATACCTTCACAGGTCATACAGCTGAACAGCCAAAACTGGTGATTCAGAAGCGGACTGTGCCGACCGGCAACCAGGTTATGCTCGAAGATGTAATTTCTACTATCGAGGCAACCACGGACGCCGACGGTGCAGTAATGCAGCAGAAGGTCCTGATCAGTACGACGGTTCGTCGTCCCATAGGTGGGAACTCGACGATCCTTTCGGGGGCGCTGGCGGTCCATCGCGATATTATTGCAAGCGATGAGTTCACCAACGTCGTTGATACCCAGGAATTCGTAGCCTAGCCTCTATGACAACGAGGCGAAAGCTAGGAGTGCTGTTGTTTTCTATCACAGCACTGCTGGGGTCTTGTGCCACACTTGTTGATAAATTGCACGATTCTTTGTGCAACGAGATCGGCTTAAGCTGCAACCTTGCAGCCCAGCTGATTGACCAACAGTAGGGCATCCTTACGTACTGATTTGGGAGATCCACAATGGACTACCAAGCATTTGCGTACGACGCATGTCGACGCTATGTTAGTGACCATCATGGCCTGTTAGGTGATACGGTTTGTAGACAGCTGCAAGGCTGGCTACGTAGCCGTAGTTTGCTTCACCTGACAACCTGCTCGACACTTATTCCCGACGCATTGCTTTGCCGGGAGCGGTTTCGAGTTTTGAGGCAAGTCGAGGCATTCTTCAAGAAGAACGCTGTGTACTCTGAATCGGCTGAGTGTGAAGCTGCTGCTATCAAGACCTTCTTCGAAGGCGAGAAGCAGTGTCGGATCACCAACCGTAGGCTAGACTATTACTACGCTAAGCGCGAGCGATTAGCTCCCGATCTTAGCTTGTGGTGGTCTCGTGCCGAGGAGTACGTTAGACTTACTTTGGGCTCGTACCGTGACTTCCTGGATGAGTTACCCAGGTTGTGTCGTGTTACTGCAGGTGCTACTGCTGTCCGCTCGCGTAAGGAGTCGTACCCGCATATGAAGATTTCTCCCCGTATGTGGTGTACACCTGGCGCTGCGCCCTATCTCTCGTGTCTAGCCAAGTATTTCGGCTATGAGAGATTCAGGCCACGCCTTGTACCTTACAACCGAGTTGAGGTTGTACCGAAGAACTGGAAAACTGGACGCACTATCGCTTGCGAGCCTGACGGGAACATCCCGCTACAGCTTGCTTTTGACGTGTGGACCAAGGGTAGACTTCGCAAACGCGGAATAAATCTATCCAAACAGTCCTTAAACAGAGACTTAGCAAAAGAAGCCTCAGTAACCGGTGAACTGGCTACTGTGGACCTATC